GAGGATATGCGAGTTGGAATGCGCGAAGTTGATGGATCGAAATTTGATCCGGCCGGCCTTCGCGGTTGCATTGTCCGTGTAGGCGGATCCATTGGAGATCCTGACAAGCTCCTCGATCACTGGAGCAATGACGACCGAATCCTCCGGGGTCTCGTTTGGCCTTGGCACATAGGTCAGGATACCGGTCGCGCGGTCGAGATAATGCTCCCCGGGGCGATCGCTTGTGAGATCCTCATAGACATTCTCGCGGCGCCAAGCCGTCCCAACCGGAATCTGCGATTTAAGCACGTGGCTATTCAACGTCGCGGTCCTATTCGCCACGTCGATCGAAGCTATAGGAATAAGATTCCCATAAAATTCCTTGCTGTTGAGCTGGATCCGAACATCCGTAAGATTGGTCCAGCTTTCGTCAAGTTCACCCGAATTGAACCCGAAACGATTAGACCCATGGATACTATGCTGATCTCCGGGGTTGGACGGCCGCACGGGATCATCGACGAAGGGCGCCATCCCCGTGCCATCCACTTGCTGAGCAACGGAAAACCTCTCACTCCCAATCGGCGGATAGATCGGCCACCGGCTTCTTTCCGAGTTCACCCAAAGGTCGCCGAAATACCAGCTTCCCGCAGCTACTTCCGGTATGGCAAGTTTCCAGAATCCGGTTTGCGGATCGATTTCAAAGCCCTTGAGGACGCGTCCGCCGCTCACGATCGGGGCTTCGCCGGGATAGGCTTCATAGATGATCGATCGGCCTCGCCCCGGAGTGTCCTCCAAACCAAATTCGATCTTTTCATCGAGCCAATAGGTCCCACCACGGACCAAAACCCGCCAATCGCGCTCACGACCGCCCGGCTCGGCAAGTTGCAGCCTTAGCTTGTCCCGCACACCGTTGAGCGTCGCGCACGGACCGTCCGAGGCAAGCGTATTCGGCGCCGCGAGAGTGCAAGACCAGGAATCCCTTCCTTCTGGTGCAACGAAAAAATCGCCCTGGCTGAGGAGCCTCGCATCTGGAGGCGACGTGCGGTCATCGCCCCCGGCCAAACTAAGGTTCGCCGATATATTCGAGACCAACACAATTGCGAGAAACGCTCTAGGGCTCGCCATAAATTGCGTCATTGCACCCCGCCGCGCATGGTTCAATGGTTCGCCGGTCAATGCCTATGAGCTTCGATCCGGCCACTTCCCCGATTGAACCACGCTCCGGCGGCTGCATTATGTCAGAGCTTATTCGCGATGGCCGCGATCATTGCATCGGCTGCTCTATAGCCGAGGTGGAAATGCCCTGCCGGCGACGGATGCGTCACATCCGCTCCATTCGCACCCCCCGTATAAAGATCCGAATTGCCGTCTCCCGTCGGGGCACCAGTCCGACCGGTGCCAAAGACCCATGGATTATCCGTCGAACTACCCGTTCCCGTAACCGGCACAAAGAAAAGGTTCGGATCTCCGCTCATACGGGTTTGCACCACTGCTTGCAAACCATTCTCAAGCGCCTGGATGGTCGCAAGCGCAATATTGCCCTTGAATACGCCAAAGACAAAAATCGGAATCATCGGCATGCTGGCCCTGATCGCATCGAGGAGCAAGCCGACTTCCGCCTGAACGCTCGCCACGGACGACGCATTGTCATTAATTCCCATGGCGAGGCCCACAATATCGGGATGTGGATCGATCACGTCCGAAATTCGTTCTCGGAGGGAAAATTTCGTGCCGCCGACATTATTTAAATATCCGGTGCCGCCGCTGCCAGACGCCCACATGTCCTTGATTCCAAGACAATCAGCCAAGACGAAAGCCCAGCCGTCCGCGATGCGTGATGCCCCCACCCCCGCGGTGAACGAATCGCCGCCGATGACCATGCGCAAGCGGTCCGCGTTCGGCACAGCGTAGATGGAGTCGGTCGGGCCGACCCGCGCCTCCAAGAACGCGCTCGCAAGCTCTCCTTCGAGAACGATACGCCGAATCTTGCGTCCTCCAGCCGCCGAAAAGTCGAGGGAAATATAATAGGTCGACGTCCCTCCGGGCGGCATTGTCGCGGTGAGGCTGACATAACGACCATCGACCAGAAAGCGGAACGGCGTCGTCGCATTATTATTCACGGCAAAGCAAATCACGCTCGCGTCCGCCATGAATTCACATCGCCAGGCAACGCCATCGCGCGGCGGATCACTGAGGACATTGCCCGCTCCGGTCCCAAATCGCGAGACACACCAAGCTCGCGAAAAAGTCGTGAAATAGGGAACAACATTCCCGCCATAGAAAGCAAATGGCGTCGGGTTCGTTTGATACCGATAGGCTTTGCTCAGCGCGCCGGGGGCAGTGGTGCTTCCCGATATGTCCGGAGGAGAAGTCATGGCCGGCATCAAGTGCGGATTGTCAAATCGTGCCACCCTTGCCAGCCGTTTGAGCTTGCCATAGATTGTCTCTGAGCCCACATTCGCCGCCATCCCGGCCGGAGCGAGCTGAAGGCGCCACCCATTCGCCTCGAGCAGCGGCACATCGAATTTCAGCACCTCCACCGGGGCACCGGAAACGCTGGTATAGGTCCTTCCGTGGAAAGAAATCGTGCTTCGGCTGCCGTCGTCCGGGGGAACCATGAGGCTTATGGCCATGGCGTCATCCTTTCAATAAAAAACCCGGCACTTCGGCCGGGTCGCATTCGCACCAAGAACAATGAATCGATCACTCAGGATGTAGGTCCACCGCAAAGAAGATATTGAATTGCAATCCGCACCGCGCCACCTGTAAAATCGGCGGGGCCTGTATCCGTGCCATTCCGGCCCGTTAATGTAATTGTCGATCCACTATACCATGCGGTCGGGCCGATAACCCCAACGTTGGTTGTGCCAAGACCCGACTCGATGCCCGACCCGAACTGGCCATTTGCCGTACCCGCCCCTCCGTTGGAACCTATCGTTGCGTCCACACGGAAGGATCCTGCGCCAGTAATCGCCTCGGTCACGCGAACTGACACCGCAAGAACGATGGAACGCTCGGGAATTTCAATCAATGAGCTGACGCTCGCTCCCGAAAGTTCCGACAGAAGTTCCTCGATCGATCCTATTTCAATCTTGGAGCCATGAGCCGCATTCGTCAAGAGACCCACAGGTCCCCCCGCCGGCGCCCAGCCTCCGGGCTGAACCCCATCGTGAACCTGGACACGATTGTTGGTCGTATCGACAATCAATTCGCCCACAGCTCCCGTGAAGGTCGCAAGGAACGATGCCGCCTCACGGCGCCGTTTCACCTGTATGCTCATGCCGATGCCAATCCGAGGTCGATGATGGTGACATTCGACTCCGAGGCGAGCCCGAAGTCATCCGTGTTGATCGCGGCAGCGCTCGCGCCGCCATAATCGAGCGCCGTACCGAGCGCCAGCGCTTGTACGACTGGTCCCAGCCCCGCCCCTGTCCCTCTTGGAACAAACGTATAGACCTTGCACGCCGCCAAATCCTGGAGCGCTTGACCGAATATGTTGAAGCTTTGGAATTTCAAGTATAGCATCGTCCCAACGTAGGCCGCAGGCAATGCGAACTTGAAGATGGCATCGTCTAGTCTGGCGAATCGTTCACCGGTAGTATGTGACACGTCGTGTGTCCCGTGCAGACCACGCATGAGGATGGTCAGATCGTAGCGCCTCGGCCCTGTCAAAGTCGCGACACTATAGGCGACCAGTTCGTCACCGACGAGAGAAAGCGTCAACCCTGCCTTTGCATCCGGTTCCGAAACTGACCCAAGCTCTCCCCCACTTTCCGTCAAATCGACGGCCAACACACCATTCATATCCGTCCCCGGCTCGCTGTGATGTTCGAGCGCCTCGGTCAGCGAACCATGACGGGCGGGTCTATCGACCCTCCCAATCTGACTAAAGGTGCCGTTATCCGTCGAGGCATGGATAAGACAGCCGCCCCAGAATGGATCTGCTTTCCCGGCAACAGCATCAGGAGGGATGGTATTGCTCGGCTCCACAGTCGCCCGATCTGCCTGCATTGGCATGGGAATCGCCGATGCGACACCGCCCCCCGAAGCAAAACCAGCCCCCCAAACATAGAGCCCTTCACCCAAAGCCCCAACATAGGATGTCGAACCATAGACATCTTTCAGGATGATCGAAACCCCCGGGGCGGCTGACGCCGTCATCATACATGTGATTGACAGGAGGTACCAAGGCCCACCTGCGACCTGCGCGATCGACGCGGCCGTGATCCCGGATGTTTCCCCCAGTGAGATACCGTCGACGAGATCGAAATCAACGCTTTGACTTGCCGACCCGTCATGAATCTTCAAACGGCAGGCATCGCGTTCACCGGCATGGAGATAGACCGAGAATTGCACGAGCGTACCGATCTCCACCGGCGGCAAGTCGGCCCTTGCTTCGTGTGTACCTTCGGAATCATCTTCGGATAGCTTGTACGCCATTGTGATTCCGCCAGATACCGCGACCCAGATTTCGCGCAAACCGCCGGTTAATGACGCGGGAGGCTCAAAGATGACCGGCGCATTGACAAATGCGGGCGCGATATTGTGGTCGAGCCCTCCACCCTTGCCGATCTCAACCGGATAGGCCTCCGCAGTCGCCGTGCCTCCCGGGAACTCCTCGGCCAGCACGTTCAAGGTCCCATCATCATCTTCCTCAACGGAAAGGATCCGGACCGCCGCATGGTCCAAACCAAGCGCGGGATCTGTAAGGGTCACGATATCCATTGGCTCGAGGAGACAATATTCGAATGAGAGCCGGAAAGCGTAAGTATTGCGGATATAAATCTCACGCTGCAAAATCAGCTGCGCGATTTTTTGCGCGATATAGGCATCACAGATTTCATGAGCCGTTATCGTCGGTCCATCACGCCGCCCGTAGGCCTCGATGGCATTTTGATCCCATACAATGATGGGAGTCGCGTTGTAACCACCCCATCTGTACGAGATTTCGAGGGTCTGGAGATTGAACGCCGAATAGGGGTCCTTGCGCTCGATATGGATGGGATCGTCATCCGCGTCGCCGACAAAATCATCGTCGTTCAGATGATAGGCTGGGGTAAGGTTCGGATCAAATACAACCGATCCGCCGGCGTAAAGACCGCCCGTGAGCGGAGCATCACCATAAGGTACGACCTTCAGCTTCCCCCCGGACCAGACCGCGGTCGCGTTCGTAAGCTTCAACCAGCGCGTCAGGATCGCGTTCGCCGATTCCTTGTTGGATAGCATCGGGGAAATCGCCAGCCCCGCGGCCCGGCAATAGGCTTGATACGACGCGCTTCCCGACGAACCGAAAAGCGTCGATGCATCGATAGACTCGGGTGGAAATTGCACGCCATACTGAGAATTTATCAGAAAATCATAGATGACTTCCGCCGGATCCGCATCCCGGCCATTGACGACGGCCGTCCATGACTTGAGCCCATAAATCTCGAACTGTAGCGATCCGATGCTCCCGCTTTGGCCAAGGTCATACCATCCTGATACGGTATAGGCCAAACCCCGATAAGGCAATGCCTCACCGGCATGGTCCACGCTCAAATAGCCCCAGGATTCTTGTGTCGTGCTTCCGTAGAACAGTCCGAGTTCAAGGCTCTCAAGCGTCGCAACACTTTGACCGTTCCAAATTGTACCGACGGACCCAATTGGTCCCTCGCACAGCCCCATCGCAATCGCGGTACGATAATTATAGCCCGATAATGTCTTGCGGCCTCCCCCTTTCCCACCAGCCTTGGTATATTCCGGTATCGCCTGAAAATCGCCGGTCCAGATAATGTTTGGGGCAACCTTATTGTTACCATACACAATCGCAATTGGAACCGCGTTGCTCGAGGTCTGGATCTGCAGGCCCGTTAGCTGCGGGACTTCCGCGGTCTTCGGGCCACGTGCGCGAAGAAAGCTCATCTTCGGGGATCCTCCGCAACAGCGAAATCATTGTCCGCATGTCGTGAGTGGGAAAAATAGCGCGGTTTCCGGCAGGGATGGCAAAGAACCATGTTGTTCTCGACGGTTTCCTCGAAGACGACCCCTGCGGGCTGAAAGGCGTGGACGATCGCGAGCGGCATGATTTGCGTCACGATCGCGCCATGCGAATAGGTCCGCCCATAGCGGAAGACCATGACATCGCCCAGCATTGGCGAGCGCACCTCCGTGCAATGCTCGAAGATGAAGCCGAGATATCGTTCTTCGGACCGATGCAGATGCCAATCATCCGGATAGGGTCGCGGATCGAAGGGCCTGCAAAGGCCGAGGTCGACGAATACTCGGACGAGTAACATCCCGCAGTCGACTCCGATTCCCGGCACATCCGCGCAGGAATGATAAGGCGTGCCGATCCATTTACGCGCCTCGGCAACGATACGCGCGCGCTGATCCACTTGGCTCACTATGATCACACTGCGTGGGTTGGGGGTGGAACGTATGGGAACCCGCGGAAATTCACGAGATTGCCGAACTTCAACTGGCATGTGGTTTGGGTGTGATCACAGCCAAGATAGGCAACGAATGTGTCGCCTGGCGCGGGGGCGTTCAAGAGAGGATAGGCAAGGGTCAGCTCCCCTGCGGTTCCACTCTTGATTGTCGCCGTCAGTCCAAAATTAATCCCTGACGTGAACGTCACCGTACCTTGCTGATAGGCCGACGAGGCGCTCGTCCATTGTATTGTCTTAGTGCTTGACCCGACACCCACGGTCCCATTCACGCCGAAGGCATTTTTGACAAGGCCGCAGCCAGAATCATAAAGCACATGAACACATGACGGCGCGTAGAGATTTCTCGGCATATCCAGATCGAGAAGAATGAGGTCGGAGTTGACCGTAACCTCCGCCGTCGTCCGGCCGATTCTATCGATCGTGCCAACACGTCCTTTGAACAAAGTCACGGTGCCAATAGGAGGCTCGGTCCATGAGCTCAGGAACGCGCGGTCCCGCTGGATTTTGCACCCATCGAACACGCCGTTTCTCAGCGCCTGCAGGAACGGTACGCCGCCGACGATATCCGCGTCTCTCGCGGATATCGTGATCTGCTGCTGATCGACATCAAGTCCGGCTGAACATTTAAACTTTAATCCATCCACAAGCACGGAGTCCGCAAGATACGTATAGCCCGCCCACACGACAGGGACATCGGCGCTTGTATAGGTCAACACAAGGCCGCTCGAGAGAGTGAAGGTGTAAAGATCGGCAAGGTTGGCCTTGGCGTCGCGAGTGCGCAACATATCAAGGTGGGCGATCAGCTCGGGAGACGCGAACCTCATGATCTAACGCTCCGGAATCTCAAGCTTTCAACTCGCCACAGGTGAGGCATGAAATTCTCAAAATCGCCCTGGTCGTCAAGAAACCGGCATTCATACGCAAAGGCGAAATCCGCCGTGATGACCACTCCGGCGCCAGGTGGAGACGAAAAGGTGAGAGCGTTAGGCTCAGTGAGCGACCACCCTGAATCCTGGTCGACCCCATCCTGATAGACATGCGCGATGCTTGTCACCCAAGATACCGGTTCGATGAAGGTTCCGAGTGTCCGGACGAAGGTGAACGTCGTCGCTGTCCCATCGGCGATTGCGAGGGCTTGGCCAGTGATAGAATGATCCGAAGGATCGATATAAAGAAAGGTTCCGAACTGGCCCTTGCATTGCAGGTACAGCCCCATCAATGCCTGCAGAGAATTGGCCCCGAGGCCCGGAAAGGCCGCATTTGAGGCCAGACCTTCGAAGGTCAATTCAAACTCATAGAGCGGGTAGGCAAAGTTGGGCGCTCTAATTTCGCGACCCGAGACATGTCCCGCCACTCGGGTTGCAAAAACCGGCTTTTTGTGGACGGACCAACCCTGGCCGGCAAGCACCGGAAGCACTGGAGGCATTGGCATCATTCCCCCCTCACCGCGCGAATCCGGATCGATTCACCCCGCCAAAGTCGTTCCATGAATGCCTCGATTTCGAGATGATCATCGGCGAACCGACAAAGCACCATGGGACCAAGCTCAAGTTCCTCTGGAACCGAGAGTTGAAACGGCAATTGAGGCCCACGCCGGTTCGCGTAGAACGCGACCAGGGTTTCAAGATCCTTCGTTCCGTCGTCCCTCAAGACATCGAAGGTAAGCTCGATTTCCAGCACCGCCCCAACCCTTCTTGCCGCCCGGCTCTCCCGCCCGGATATGTGCTCGCTGGCGATCGTCTCAAAGAGCGGCGCGTAGCGTATCGACCAGCCTTGTCCAGCAAGCTCGGGAAACGCCGGGTAGGATCCCGGCGATAGCGGCACATCCGGCTGGGGGGGTAGGACAAACGGCCCCTTGCCCGCGATCCAGTTTCCACTCCGCCAATTGGCCGCGTCGCCCCATACTGACGAAAGCTTTGGGAAGGTCGGAAAGGGCCTTGCATCCCAGTTCCAGACCGAACAAAAGGCCGGCTCTAGCAGCACGATGCCTGCGTCCGAGACCTCGTTATTACCATCCTCGAACCAATATTCATGGACCGCTTCAAGAGCGAGACGCGAGAGCGCGGCATCTTCCCTCGGCCGGAAGGATGAGCCGTCCGCCGGTTCCCACTCCGACCAGAAGGGTGTGAAGCTTTCCGACGATTTTGGATCGAAGAAGACGTTCGGTTGATTGGTCCCCTTGTCGCAGGTCGGGTATCCATATTCCGTGAAGCTTATGGATTTCGCTCGCGGACTCCACTTGGTATCAGCGCCCTGTGGTTCCCAGCCACCAGATACATCTGGATAAATTGCTTTATGGGTGTTGTTCCACCACCAGCGCAATTGCTTATTCGCGAGCAATTCCTGATTTGGATAATAGGGGGATCGAGATTGGGTTCGCCGGTCTCCGAGTGGACGGGAGACTTGCAGGCCCGATCCGTGGGGATCCAATCCGCGTCCATCATTGCGACTATCGAAATAGGTCCAGTTGAATTTTTCGCCTCCTTCAATATTCGCCTTGAGATAGGCCTTCGAGTGGAGGCTCGGGTGTCCGTCAAGGCCAAGCCCGTTCATCGTGGCAGGGCTTGGCGGCCACGGTCCATCGGGCTTTGGGTCCGCCCAATGCAAGACATCGAGCCCACCCGCGCCGGCCGTCCAGTCTGATAATGGCAAATAATTATCAATCCCCACAAGGTCGATACTCGGATGCGCATAGAGCTGATCGAGGTGCGGCCATTGTCCTTCATCGGACGGGTCGGACATTTCATGCTGGACCCCCATCCATACGGACCAGTCGGCCGCATAGCTGATGAGATTTTTCAACGCCGTGAGATTTTTCGCGAGCCCCGCGTCATCGAAAATCCCACGGACATCATCGGCAAGACTTTTCAAGGCATTGACAAAAGGATAATCCCAGATCGCCTTGCCGTCGCTCCCGATCGTCCCCGCTTTTGTCCAGGCCGGCCCGCGAATCGTCTCAAGACCGCGTAGCTCAGACCCCACAAGAAAGAGATCGACCCCTCCAGCCAGAACGCAAAGTTGGGCGTAATGCAGGATCATCCTGCGATAGGTGAAATCCGTCGCTGGGCCGCTATAGGCCACCGTGAGATTGATATTATCCCGGCTAAAGCTTCCGCTTGGAGCAGAGCCAAGGAAACTCGCGACCGCCGCAGCGGCGGCCGAGTTCCTATCAGGTGAATGGGTAATCCGGCCGCGCCATGGAAAGCCCCCCGGAATATCCATCAGGATGAACGGATAAAAGACGACACGATAACCGCGCGCCTTCAGCTCTAGGATCGCCCGCACCACGGACTGATCCGATGGGGTTCCTCCATAGCTGAACGTGCCGCCACTCGACGAGATCGGGATGAGTTCCGGCGAATCCTGCGTCAATCCGGAGCAGCGCCATTCGTCCTGGTGCCACGCCCCGCCATAATAAGCTTCGACCTCGCCGCCCGTATAGGTCGTCGATGG